TTCTTTTGCAATTTCTAAACTCATTTCTAATTTGTCAGAAAAATATCCTTCAACACTTATTCCTAAATAAGTTCCGTTTTTAATTTCTTGCCAAACTTCATCATTATCAATACTCATAATAACTGCCCAAGAACCTTCTGTTGCATTTAAATTATAGATAGCAGATTTATCCATTTTAGGATTTTCTACAGTCCAAGATTCAACAACTGAAACACCTTCAACTTCTGTTTTGTGTTCTAATGTAGCATTGTTATTATTTAGTTTTTTTAAATATAATCTTGCTGCTTTGTTTACAGTTTCTTTTGAAAATTTAATATTATATTCGTGGTCACCATTTCTTCTGTAAATTAATTTATCAGGAACTAAAGCTAAACCTATAATAATTCTTTTTTCATCATCAACTGTTTTAAATTCAATTCTATGATTATTTAAAGCAACCCAATTTTCTTCTATTGCAGGAAACTTTACTAAACTTAAAGCGTCTATTCCATCTTTTTCTACATTCTCATCAATAAATAATTCTATTGTTTCTAAATTTTTAGCCATTGTATATTTTTTTAATTATAATTAATTTAATTTTTATTTGTTTTATATATCATATGTGGTGCACTTTTTATCCTATACTTGCTGATTGTACTATATTTCTATCCAAGCCTTGTTGAGTTGTTACATCATTCGCTACTACATAAGCCTTAATAGGTTGTTGTTCTTTTGAGCCAATTGTTTGTGCTAATTGATTTGTTGAACTTGCACCTACAACGTTAAATGCAGGAGCAGTAGGACCAGAACCCATTCCACCACCACTTGGAGCAGAACCACCACCACCACCACTTGGAGTTTTAACTGCTAATATAGATTGTACATTTTTCAATCCACCTGCTATTGCTAAACCTGCAGAAATATAAGGATATGCTGGACCTATAATTGATATTGGATTTAATTGTGCATTTTTAAATGCTGATTGTGCTGCTGAATAAGTGTCAATAGTTGCAGATGCTACTGCGGCTACTTTTCCTGCTGCAGTATTTTTACCAACTAAATCTGATATTTGACTCAACATTGCAGAACCTCTTTGTAAATTTTGAACTTTAGCTTCAGCTAATTTATCATCTATTACTTTTTGTGCTTCAGCATTTGCTTTTAAATTAGTTGTTAAAGCATTATCTATTTCTTGCTTCTTAACCGCATATTCGTTTTCAGCATCAACTCTTGCTTGTGTACCTAAAACTGCACTATCTATTTTTAATTGCAATCTTGCAAGTTCAATAGTTTTTTCTTCTTCTAAATTTGCTCTTTGATTTTCAAGTTTTTTTAATTCATCAGTTTCTAAACTTTCATTAAATTTCTTTTGTTCAATTTGTAAAGCATTTAAATTTTCTATTTCACTTTGTCCTAAAGCTATTTTTTCTTTTTGTAATGAAATATTATTTGCAATGTTCTCACTTCTTAAACCTTCTATTTGAGCAAGTACACCCTCTTTATTAGCTAAAGCATCAGTAACAGCAGCCTGATTCTCTATACTTTTATTCATATTATAAGTAGCTTGTGCAGCCGCAACTTGTAAACTTGCTTGTGATAGCATTGCTTTTTGTTGCTTTTCTAAAACACCACTTAATTTATTATTAGCTTCAATTCTGTCGTCAATAGAAAGTAAATCATTATCTCTAATTTGTCTTAACTTTTCTGCTTGTCTATCATATTGTTCAACTAATCTACCTTGTTCAGCAGCCGCTAATATTGCTGAATTTTGAAGTTTAACATTTGCTTCAGATGCTTTAAAAGTTTTTACTGCATAGTTACCAATGGCTTCAGCAGCATCACTAACTATTTTTTTACCTTTATCAAATGAATCATTAACACCTGTTAAAACATCTAACGATTCTTTACCTGCTTTCTTTACAGAATCCATTGCACCTGAAAAATCACCTTCAAATACTTTTTTAATTGCTTCGCTTACAAAACCTAAAGTATCTAAAAATGAATTAAATCTTTCAATTAAATTTTCTTTAACTAAATCACCAAACTTTTGTAAATATTTTGTAGGGTTTTCAAATACATCTTTAAAGATTTTAATTACTGCAGGAAAATTATTTGATACAAATCCAATTAAATCATTAAAGGCAATAGATAAAGCACCAATAGCAGTATTAAATAAATCAACTACCTTTTGATTTTTACCTAATATTTCTTTAAATAAATTAAAGGCTTCCATAACTAAACCAATACCAATAGCTTTGACTGCTAATCCCATTCCTTTAAATCCATCAGCTAAAGATTTAACTCCTGATTCAGCACTTTTAGTTGACTTCTGTATGCCTTTTATTTCGTCAGCAGTATCTTCAAAAGTATTACCTAATTTTTTAACGTCTTTAGTTATACTATTTAAATTGCTTTCTATTTTTAACGTAACTACCTTATTTTCCATTGTCTTTTTATTTGTTCAAATACTTGACTCCAAGTAGTTATTAATTTATATTTTCCTTTTGCTATTTCTATTACTTCGCTTTGTCCGTAATGTTCGTGCAATGCTAATAAATCTAAAATGTGTTTTATCATAATGTTCTTAAGTCAGTTAATAATTCAAATGATGCTTCACCTGTTGTTAAATCCGTTGTGAATGAATTTATAATGTATCTTTTGTCTCTTATTATAACCCTGTTATTTAGTTTTAAAGACGTTAAAACCGAAATAGGTAGTATAGCACTAACTTTGATTAATCGTGCTCTATAATTAAAAATATTACTTATATAATTTGAGTAATAAGTTTGGTATAAACTATTAACTACAACTTCATTTGTCAATGTACTTTGTTGTTCAGGGAAATTCAATGAATAAGTAAACCCACCCGTTAATAATTCTTGACCGAATGCTTTATAACTTGTGTGTTGAGTTGAAGTTCCGCCTGTTAAAACCGTATTAAACCAAAAATCAGTATCAGTTAAACTTGTTAATGCTGTAGGATTATAATCATATAAAATTATTGGCTTAGGTATGTACTTTTGTAAATCAGTTTTCAAGCAATAACCAACTTGAAGTTTATCTTTTAAGTTATTAAAGTTCAAATCATCAAATGGTAATTTAATAGAATATTCCTCTCCATCATTATTTGTAGTAAATAATAAATTTCCATAATCAATTCCATTATTTGAAAGAAAACCTACATTGACCAATGATTCAGATTTTTCATATAAGAAGTTAATTTTTTTATAAGTTTTAACTCTTGTTAAATTCATTGAATCTGTCTTAATATATTTTGTCAAATTAATAATATTACCAGTAGTATAATAGTTTTCTAAGGTGTCGATTGTATAGTTTACTCCGTCACTTGAAAAACAAGTAAGATTAAACATTTTTAAAACACCAGCAAAAAAGTCCTCGATTTTAATTTCTGGCATATAATTACTTAATTGTAATTTAGTATCTGGTGTGGTAAATGTTATACCAGGTACTGTAAATTGGTATCCTACAACTTCAGTAATAATATTCTCATAAATTGATGCTACATAGATTTGAGCATCATAAGACATACTTTCAAATGAACCTATATAAAATTCAAAATATTCACCTGTTGCAAATCTATTTCCTGTTGATTGTATTGAAAATGTTTTCGTAACTGATGCAACAGAAGTAAATGTTTCGGAAGTAAAATATAAAATTCCATTTCTATAAATATATACAGTATAAAATTTTCCGCTTACGGTTGGAGTTATTTTTAAATCAGCATATTTTTCAACAAACGTACCTCCAGCAGCTGCAAATGGTGCTGTATAAATATTTTCTAATCTTTGAGCCGGTACATTAAACGAATACCCTGTACCAGGAACTTCATCGTCCTCATATTCAAATAAAATTTTATCTAAAAATTCTTTTTGTGAAAAACTATCCCCGTTTTTTAAATATAAATAAGCATTTGTAAATCTTGCATCTGTTAAAAAAGCACTTGGATTTTCAGCCGTTCCTTGTAAATTAACATCAAACTCATTCTCAATCATATTGAAAACTGTTTTTAATCTTATTGCAGGAAATAACTCGTTAAATCTAATTGGGTATAATGTATTACTTATATTATTTGTAGGGTCAATTGCACTATCATAATTCCAATATCTATCAGATGAAATTAACGGAAACATTACATCGGAACTTGTTGCAGTTTCAACTACTTTTTGTTTTACAATAGTTCCACTATACAAAATATCGTACAAAGTACTGTCTAAATCTTTTAAAAATTTACCCGCAAATTTGTCTTTTAAGTTTCCTAAGTTACCAATAAAAGTAATTGAATAGCTTTGTACATTATTTTCTTTTATATCGCAGCTTTCTAATTGTATCTTACCACTTCTAAAAGGTATCGTGTCCAATTCAATATATGCATCGGCTTTTACTAACGTACTAAATTGAGTATCCAAAGAATTTTCATACCAATGTTTGAAAATCTTATTATTGTTTTTAGTAGCAGGAACTGTAAATGTTTGGCTAAAATCTGTATATGTTTTACCTATATCATTTATGTTTTGAATAGAACTTGTGACGCTTATTTTTTCGTCAGCAAATAACTCAACCCTATCAAATTCTAATGTAGATAAATTCTTTATGTATATTCCTACTACTATCATACAACGTCATTTATTAAATCAAAAGCGTATTCAAAATCAATTTCAAAGTTTATCATTTTATCTTTTAATTGTGTTTTAAAAGTATGTGATTGTGTTTTAACTTTTACGGGTTTATTATCTAACAATACAGTTTCACTTAATAACAAATCAGTTATTAATTCATTGTAGTTTTCATCAACCCAACCCGTATTTAATTTAACAGTTTGTGTTCCGTTTATATTAAAAACTTTGCTTTGTCCTTTATATATATTATAATTAATTGCATCAGGAAGTAAATTATATTCAGAACCTTTTACGCTTACAGCATTTGTTTGAGCCTTAAAGAATGTTAAAAATTCCCAACCCCCATATCTATTTATAAAAGTACATTCAATAGGTGTGTATTTACATTCTTCAATAGATAAAACATCAAACCCTGCAGATTGTAATATAACATTTAAACTATCTTTTAAAATAATAGATACTGCACACCCATCTGCAAAATTTACATTATTTGGATATTGAGTTAATAATATTTTTAAATTGTAAATACCTGTCAATCCTGTAATGTTTTCAGTTACACTTAATGTGTTAGCTAAATTATAATATGTTACTTCAACTTTTCCACCTGAAGGAATGTCAACTATATAATTAACATATCCTTTTGAAGTTGATGACGTTTTTAATATGTTTTTTTTAATTGAACTATTAGATAAAATACCACTACTATAATTATCTATTATATTATTAACGCCATTAAGATAATCTGTAAATCCATTTATACCTACATAATCAATAGTGTTTAAAAGCGTATATGTAGTACCTACTAATTTATATCTTTTAATTTGAAATTTTACCCATTCATTATTATCTTCATAGGTAGTTAATATTCCAGTTGGTTTTGTTGGTTTTATATTATCTATATATTCTTTTACATAATTAGAAACATTATAAGACGTGTTTAATTGTGTTGTACTTGGATTTAATTTCGATAGTGTATATGTTGGAGTTGCAGGAACTGAACTACCATTAGGATAAATATATAATTCAACTTTGCTACCTATTGCACCCGCCTCATTTACTTCAATTATAAACGGACTTCTAACTTTTACTACTTTCATACTGTATGATATTTTGTTTCAATCAATTCCTCGTCAATATATATTTCCTCTTTACAATCCCACAAAACTACGTACTGACTTGAGTCAATTATATTTTCGCTTTTAATTGTAAAAGTTTCAATTGTATCTTCTGCTTTATAAATTTTTACTATATTCATTTTATATCTTTTAAATTATAATCTACCATTGTTTCTATATCTTGTCCAAATGCTTTTAATAAATCAACATCTATATATTTTTTATAACCTTCTTCAAATGGTTTTGTAAAAAACAAACTTGGTTTAATTCCTTTATGAAATATTGAACGTGTAATTAAATAAGCAGTTGAATCATAACTTAAAAATCTACCTGACTTTCTATCACGAAATTGAAATCCTTTTTGTTTAACCCATTGATTTATTCCTTTAGTTAAACCACCTTTTTTACCTGTACCTGAACCAAATTTAAATGGGCTGTTAGGTGCTTTATTAGAACTTGTTTTACCTTTTACTCCTTGGTCTACAAATGCTCCATAATCAGCCATTTGAAACCCTACAATAGTATATCCGTTTTCAGTTACTACTTCACCTTTTAAACTATTATATAATTCTTTAGAACTATTTTTACCACTTTTAGATAGATTACTTTTTGACTGTTGAATAACATAATCCCTAAAACGCTTAATAGTCTTTTCTACTTCTAACATATAGTCATTGAATTTTGAATTGCAATATCAAATGTATAAGTAACACCAGCTATTTTATTTTCAAATCTTTCAGTAAAGAATTCAATTGATGCAGTACCATTTACAAGTTCGTAATCTTCACCTAACGAACCACGATTTAATACTTCTAAGAATCTATTTGCAACTGCTAATTGTGTATTTAAAACATCTTGTTCGTTATCATTGCCTATAAATATATCTGTAGTTTCTTGTTTGCTTTCGTCTACTATATCCATACTTAAAATAGATATATTATAATTCAAAACATTACCTTGATATGAAACTGAATTAACAATAATATGACTCAAAGGAAATATAGTTTGTTTGTTTAAATCAACTTTAAATATATCACCTGTTGTAACTGTATTCACAAAAATATCTTCTTGTAATTGATTCTTAATTGCTTGTGTTATTTCGTAAAATGTACTCATTTATTTCTTTTTATTAAATCTGATTCTATTTGATTCTTTTGCTTTTCAAAAGTTAAATATGTTAAACATTGGTTAATTGGTAATTCGGTAATTCTATCAAAGTCTGTAACGTTTCCTTTAGCAAGAGCATAGATTGAACTATACCAGCCCCACCGTTTTCCGAATTGTGCTGTTGCAGAATATCCTTCATCTCCTTGCTGTTCTCCAAATAAGTCATCGTACTTTTCAATAGTTCGTTGCCTAAAGTGTAAAAAAAAACATTAGCACCAAATACAACATCTAAAGGTGCGTGTTTCATTACGTCTGAATATGTTATAGAACCATTGTACTTTTCAATGTCATACGTTCCATTTAAGCCATTCTTTTTAATTGGTCTATATAATACTGCCATTGCTTTATGCATTTGCTCCCAATCGCTTATATACGTGTCTAAATCTGTATATTCTCCAAATGTCATATCATCTAAATTAGGAATGAACCCAAATTCAACACCACCCATTTTAAATCTATTGATAAACTTATGATTTTTAATATCAAACATTTTACCAAGTGACTCAGTTATTTCTATTACTTCTTTATATCTTATTTCTGCAACTTCTTTTAAGTCTATACCACAAAACGTTTGTACCATTTTCTGATGTAAGAATTCTTCATCTGTGTTATCTTTAGCTATCTTTAAAAATGCTTGATACTGTGATAACTTAATTTCATTTAATTCTGTTGGTATGCTAATTTCTAACTTCATATTATTGTTTTTTATTATAATAAAATAAAGTTGTAATTGTATTAAACAAAAAAAAGACCTACATTTCTGTAAGTCTAATTTCCATTATTAATTAACCAGATTTAATTTTCCGTTGTATATATTTTAAAGAAGTTTATATTAGAATACTTCTCTGTAAATATTTGTAATGCTACTTGAACGCTTGTACAAGTTATAGATTCATATATATAATCTTTTTCGTTAGCGTTACTGTAACGATACCAACCTTCAACTTTAAATGTTTTCATATCTTTTGTTTTTAATTATAAGCAAATATAATACTTATGTTTTAAATAAAATACATTTAACAAATATTTAACTATTTAAATATGCAGAAGCTATTAAATACATTTGCTGCATCTTTTTAATTTCACCTATATTGCGTGGTAAGTTAATCATTACTTCTACATTCTTAACGTGATGTATGTAACATTGTATTGTGGCAATCATTTGTCCGTATGTCATAATTAATATATAAAGTAGTTTCCTTTGTTTGGGTTTTCTAATTGGTAACCTACAGCATAACGTAAAGCATCTATTAAATGGTTATGATTATCTATTGGTGTATTTGATTTCTTTTCTAACCAACTGTAATTATTTAACTCTTTAATTAAATTAATTGATTCAGGACTTATTATTAAATCATAATCTTGTAGTAGTGCTATTCCATAAGTAACTGAACCTTGACCTTTAATTGCAGGAACTATATTTAATCCTGCCGATTGTAACTCAGATATTAGTCTTGGTTCAGCACTATCTGCAACTATTAAACTATCTAAACAATGTTGTTTATTTAAGTTGTGTATTTGACTCGTTGTTAATGCTTGTAAATAGAAACGTTCATTTATATAAATTCGTTTATTAGAAGCGTCTATATTACATTCTACTAATGTTGTAGGGTCATTACTAAAACCAAAATCTTGTCCGAATACTGATGTTCCTACTTGTTCATACTTGCCTATAGTCCAGTTAGTAAATATAACTCCTTCTGCTTTATCTAACCAACCACCTAATATTTGATGCTTATATTTTTCAGGTCTACGTTTCTTTATATTTTCTATTTGATTAATAAATGATTCAGATAAATTTTCAATGTTATCTTGGTATGTTGTATGAATGTAAGTTGTATCACCTTTAATTAAATTACTTCCTGCTTGAACTCCTTTATCTTCAAAGAATTTCTTATAAATAAAATGTTCTTTAGTTGCTGGATTCAATACTAATAAAACTCTATTTTGTATTCCTTTAGTTCTTATACTGAAGTCTATCTTTTCAAATATTTCTTCATCGTTTAATTCTTCTGCTTCATCTAATACCCAAGTAGTAACTCCTGCTAATGATTTTAAACTTGCTGTTTGTGTTCCACTACTTGTTTTAATACCTTTAAATAGAATCTTAGACCCTGTTTTTTTATTTATAATTTCGTCTTTAGTAATATAAAATTCGTGGCTTAAATTAGCTGTTTCAATCTTATCTATAAATTCAGGTATAATAGAAACATTTGCAGAAGTCAAGGTATATCTTGTAAATAATATAACGTGTCCTACTTCATAAGTTAGCAGCAATAGAAACGAGTTCAAAGAATATGATTTCCCTGAACCCCTTCCACCTGTTATTACAAAATACCTACTATCTGAACCAAGTAGATTGTATTTGTTATTTAGACTTATCAATTTGAAAGATATCTTTTATATTAAAGTCATTTAGATTATGTGTAGTTTCTATAATTTCTTTTGGCTTACCAAATATATGTTCAGCAATAAACAATTGACCTCTTTGTGATTCCATTAATGTACCTTTAACAAAAGCTATTTTAGTATCTTCTTCTGTTTCTGTATTATATAATTCACCTAAAGCTTTAACAAATATATTGTTTACTTTTTCTTCTTCTACTTTTGATTTACGACCTGCGTTGGGTCTTGCACCACCTCTAACTTTTTCCATTTGAAATAAATAATGATTATTCAATTTAAAAATAAACATTTTTGTTTATTGTTTATATTAGTTCATCAATTTCTATATTATGATGTTGCAATAGTTCACATATTTTATCAAAGACTATTTCTATACCATCTTGTTGAAACTGTGATGTAATAGAATCGTTTAGTTGGTTGATTAATCCTTTCTTAGTATTATATACCAATTCAAATATAAAGTTCGCCATATCTAATGCTTTGACTGTTACTAAATATTCTGTGTTATCTTCAGGTAGGTTAAATTCTAATGTTGCTTTCATTTTGTTTTTGGTTTACAGTTATTACAGTATAATTCTTTTGTTAATCCTGTAGATATTATTACGCTACAATTATGACATAATGTTGCACCTATTCCACCATTAAATTTGTGTATCGGTTTTATCTTCTGTTTCATCTTTAGTTTTTATTTCCCAATAGTAATCACATTCTAAATTATTATTAGGTGGTTTACAAAAATACGATTGTCTAAATTGACTTGGTTCTGCTTTATATCTGTAACACGTTGAACTTAGTTCGCAATTGTTACCACTACACATTGTTATATCTGGCATAATTATTTGTTTTTATATAGTTTAGTTAATTCTTTTGCTACTTCCTTCCAGTGTTCTGTTTGTTGCATATCACCTGATACTAATTGTCTATTGTATTCTATTGAATATTTATCGAATAATATCTTTGCTCTTTCTTTTGCTGATATGTAACCTGCTTTAAGTTTCATATAGTTTTCTGCTTGTTCTTTTGTTGTCATAGTATTATTATTGATGTTATTAAACTCATTATTGTCACTATTATTATAAATGCTACTATTACTGCAGTTATAAATGTTTCTGTTTCTTTTCTCATAGTC